TATTGGTATCGCCGCCGGACGCCGAACCGCCAGTGCCGGGGGTTGAATGGGCTACGCCGCCACCACCGCCGCCGGCAAACAAACTGATTGTGCCGCCTGCTACCGTTCCAGTAACAGTAGAATTTCCACCCGCCGAACCGTTTACATAGCCTGTTCCAGAGCCTGAATTTTTAGCAGCGCCGCCAGAACCGACCGCCCACGACATGGTTTGGCCGCCATTAACGGCAATGGTTTTTTGCGTGTATCCACCGCCACCGCCTCCAAAGCCGACTGGTGTCGTGCTTGCGTTGGCAACTGCGCCCGAACCGCCCGCGCCCCATACCGTGATGGTGACGCTGTTGGCGCCGGCAGGAACAGTTTCCGTGCCAGAGCCGGATGTATACGTATTCGTAGTCGGACTAGATTTTACCGAAAATGTTGAACTGGTCGCCGTGGCGCTTGAGCCTGACGTACTGCCAACAATTTGAGTATTGGCAGGAATCCCAGAGCCGGTCAACGTCATGCCTACGGTAAACGTTCCAGTAACCGTGCCGCCTTGCGTAAAAAAGTAATTGGTTCCGTTATAGCCAGTCGAGCCAGACGTACACGACGCGATTGCCGACTGAACGCTAAACGTACCGGCTGACGCCAGTGTTCCTAATGTTAAGGTTTGTAAGTCAACGTATTCGCAACTGCCGTCGGCTTCAAACGCAATCAAATAATCGTTTAAACCAATGTTGGTATTAAATAACGCAACAACTTCTTGGGTGAATTTGACGCCCAAAGTCGATGACGTTGGAATGGTTCTAAGATTGGCGGGACCAACGGGCATGGCGTTTTCAAGCCACGCAAATTCATTTTCATCAATAGCAGTACGATAGGCTTTGGTGTCTATACCCCTAAATTGCCTAATAACCTGATATGACTTTTTCTGTTCTGCATTGGCCATGTCAGTACGTTACGCTATAAGGGTTTGGCATCCTGCGCGTGTTGATCGACACCAACACCGCCTGAACGTGCTTGATGTATTCCTGTTTATAAATCTCGGCTTCACCGTAAGACTGTTCGTAATACTTGGCCAAATAAGCCGCATAGAACGGAATTGGCGTTGTGAACGGGTCGTTAATGTCGTCGGTTTCAGTAAGACTGGTCAGCGGGGCCGGCAACACAATCGTATCTAATTCGATGGTGTAAACCTGGTCGGGAACCGGAGACAGGAAAATTTGTTGTTGACCGTAAACGCTAAACGCAATCGGTCGACCAATGTAGTTTTGCCAGAATCTTAACTCAGCATTGAATTGAGTCCACGGCAAATAACGCAAAGGTATTCTTGTGTTACCCCAGTACAAATTGACGTTGATAATATCCAACGTTTGCAATTCATACGGTAAGCAATTCCAGTTAATGACTTCCGATGGACCCGCGTATTGCAATGTTGCGGTGCCATTTAAAAACGGAGTCGATGGCGGGTAGTTTGCGCTACCGGCAGGATACGGAGGAGCTTGTGTTCCCAACGTACCGGCTTGCAGCACGACGTACATATAGATGTTGGAAACAATGTACTGGTTGGCGGTTACTTGTAATCCCGCTGACCAAAAAATAGGAGCGGCTGCACCAGGCTCTGGAGCCAGTGGAGCTGTACTTACTTGGATGGTTCTTAAGGCACCGCTGTCACGAACCATTCGTTCGCGCGCGGTATTGATGTAATCCGTTAACTGAGGGACTGTGTAAAAATTAGCGTTGGCATCATGCAGCAAACGTTGTGTAGCCGTAACGTAGCCTTGTAATGTTTGAGCCATTGCTTTTCCATAAATTTACACAACAAGGGGGGCTTTCGCCCCCGCTGTTTTAGAAGCTGACAACATCGCCCCATACGATAATGTCACAAGTGCTGCTGTTGCCAGAAGCCGTGTTGACATTGACGTACAGACACTGAGTCGTCGCACCTGAAACCACTTGGGTTTGGTATGCAGACGCGATGCTGATGTCTTGATACTTACCGGTTCCCGTAACGCTCGATAACACAGTGTTTGCGGTCACTAAGTTCGCGCCATCATTGGTAACACCGATTGATACGTTTGCGGTTGCAACCGAACCCGATGGATTTTGCACGGTAACTCGACGGAGAATAACGCCGCCTGAGTTAGCCGTACCGCCACCATTGGTCAAGCCTCCCGACAGAATCGGGAGGGTGATAACCGCGTTGCCGGCGGTGTTGAGCTGAGTTGCCCGGATGGACGCTAGTTTGTAATAACCAACGACGTCTGGGTAACTTTGCGCTAATGAATCTGAATTAGACATTTACGGACTCCTTACTTGTTGTTGTAAGTACCGCTTACAGCTTGACCACCGTTTGAACCGTACAGCGTGACAGTGATGTTCGAGGTGTTGCTCGAAATCGCTTGCACGTTGGTACCGTCACTGATGAACAATGGCACGCCAACGTTGACCGCCGACAGGTTTACCCAAGTCGGTGACGCAATGTTGTTAGCAGTGTTCAACTGAATGACGACGTTCGTCGTAGGCAGCATCGTCCAGATACCGGCAGGAACCGTTACTCCAGTCGTTGCGCCGGTGCCAGTGGCAACGGTAATCGGCTGAAAATATGCGGCTGCGGTGTTGGTCGACGCATTAGCAAGAATGATTTTATTTGCTGAAAGTGACATGGTTACTCCTTAGAGGCTAATGCTGTTATAGCCGGTAACCTGGGTCATGGTTTTCGGTTTGGTAGACACCAATTCTGCAATGGTGATAACCGCGCCTACATAACCAATCTGCCAGTTCGGGAGCGTGGACTCAAATCCAGTAAACACGAACGAACCTTGCTCATGGACATAGAGCGACAAGTAGTTCGAGTTCAGGAAGTACACGGTACCTTCCGGACAGTACGGGTCTGGGTAAATTGGCACGCCGGCAACCATCAGTGCGCGGAACGCAGCTTGTGGGCCGTTGCCATCGCCATCAAATCCGTTACCCGGAGTGATGACGTATTGTTCTTGACCGACGTAGTCTTGCGCCAACAGCGTCCAAGTACCGAATCCGCACACGCCAAAGGTTGGCACTTCAGCGCCTTTCTTGACGGTACCAGAGATGTACTGGAGGATGTTTTGACGGGTCGGATTGACATTACCCGCGGTGTACACAGTGGATTGCCACCAAGTGTTAGACGAACGCGAGATGTTTCCGTACGCACCGGCGGCAGGGTCGGTATTTGAAACAGCACCGGGCAAACCGATAAACTGTTGCGTATTGGTCGTGTTGTTGTACAACGCAGTTGCCATTGCGTCCATCATCACGTTCGAGGCGTCGTTCATACGAGCTTCGATCAACGGGATAATGGCGGCATCGTTCTGAACCGCGCCTTCCATGCCTAAGAACGGCACTGGGGCAATCATCAGTTTCAGATCAAATTCCGCATTGTAAGCGCCTTGTTGGACAGAAGGCTGGTTGAATGAACCAGAGTAATCTGACCACTGAGCGTTCACAAATTGTGAACCTTGGACCGGAACCGTGACCGAGCTTACACCGCCCGACGCTTGTTGGCTGTTAGCGATAAGCGCAGCCATGAGCGGGGTTGAGTTGTAAATCTGGACAACGAGTTTCGGAATGAACGCACGGCGAGTTACGTAGGTCAGTTCGGTATATTGCTGACTACCTGTCGCCGGAATAATTCCACCACCAATCGGCATGACTTATCTCCAAAAGTTGTTATAAACCAATCGGACGTCGCGGCTGTCTTAATTCCGCAAGCGCCCTCGCAGCTTCTTCACGGGCACCAGTCACAGGATTCTTCCAATACTTAGACAGGTCGAATTTGCTCATGGTATTCGGTTGATAGCCGCTTGGAGTTGGAGCAGCGGATTGTTTCATCCATTGCCAATACTCCGCAGCAGCTTCGTGATTGGTAATGCCTTTGTCAAGCATTACTTTCTCAATCTCTTCAATGTTGTCTTCAGAGGCCAGTCCTTTTTTGATGACGGCTTGACGACGACGTTCTAAATCTTCGTTTGCTTCTTTATCGCGTAAACGCGCTTCCAGTTGCATAACGCGTTCTTCGGCTTTGGACAAAGCCTTGTTAGTCGACTCCTCAATTTCCAATTCCGGAATCGTCATGTTGGGCTTAACTTTTTTGGTCAAACGCAAGATGTCTTTTCGGGTTTCAGGATTTTCCGCAAGGGTTCGCATTAAGGTTGCTAACTCATCGCGTTGTTCGAGGCTTAAATCTTCTAGGCTCATTAGGAATTACCTTTGTGGTTTACGTTGACTAGATCGTTTGGAAGAACGTTTTGGATGTTTTGCAGCGTAAGCCGAACGAGCAGCCAATTCTTCATTGGCAGAT